TTTCATATTTTGAATTATAAATATAATCATAAATATTATATTCTATTCTCGAATATACATTATCATATTGTAATATTTTTCTAAAAAAAGGTTTTGAATTATGTAATGCATTAAATTTAACAAAATTATAACGTGAATTATATATTATTGACTTCATAATAATATATAAATCTATATGTTTAAATATTTTGCATTTATATTATTTGTATGTATAATTTTAAATTGAATGAAATAGTATACTTAAAATAAAGATAAGCTTTTTATATAAAACATGTTTACAACACAATATAAACCAAATAAACTTGCTGATTTTATTGGAAATACAAAAATAATTATGCCATTTACTAAATGGTTACTATCTTGGAAATCTTCTAATAAAAAAACAAAATGTGCTCTTGTATCCGGTGTAAATGGCATTGGTAAGTCATTATTAGTAGAATTAATATTGAAAAAATATTCACATCATGCTATTCATTTATCAATAGATGATGAACGTGATAAAGAACAGATACAACAAATAATTAAACCATTATTACATATTAAAAAAACATTTAATAATTGTGAAAATGTCTTAGTTGTTAGTGATATAGATAGTAGTGGAGGAGATTATGGTTTTATTGGAGCTTTACTAGAATGTATAAAGGAGTCTGAGATACCTATTATTTGCATTTGTGATGATAGATATTCGCAAAGTTTGAAACCAATATTGCCTTATTGTTTTGATATTAAAATGACAAAACCTTTATATGATGAAGTGTATCCGCTCATTTATAAAGTAGTAACTAATGAAAATATTAAAATTAATAAATCAAAAGTTGATAAATTATTTAATGAATCTAATGGTGATATTCGTTACATTTTAAATCAGTTACAACTGGGTATAAAAAAAATAAATATTTTTAAAGATTTACAAAGTTCCAACATATTTGAGACTACAGGGCTTCTGTTTAATATGGATGCTGAAATAGATGACAAATATAGAAATTATTGGTCAGCTCATGATATACATACATTAATGATACAAGAAAATTATATTAATTGTATTATGGGTGCTCGTGATGAAATTAAAATTTTAGAAAATTTAACTTATTGTTCAAGTGCATTGTCTGACGTTGATATATTAGATGCTGAATTTAATTTTGAACTGCAACCATATGTAGCAATAAATACCATAAGAGCAACATCAAAATGTAATAAAAAAGGTATTATTAAATTTTCACAATTTTTAGGTAAAACTTCAATTAGAAATAAGAATAAAAGAGAAAAATTAGATTATACAAAGGTGAAATTTAAAGGGATATATGGTTAACCCTTTACTTTATTTATATTTTAATAAATAAAAAATTGATTACAAATTTAAATACTAATTATATTTTAATTACAATGTCTTTTGAAACCAAATATATATATTTTCATAATGATACTGATTTACCTATTATGATAGATTCGTGGGTTGATGGTTCTAATACATCAAAATGTTTACGCATTGAACCAAGAGAAAAGTTAGTTATACATAGTAGTGTTGGCGAATGGTATTTAAATGCATTTTTAAATCCAAAAGATAGAAAATTATGGGATGAAAATGAACAACTTAAACATGTTTTTCTTATTGGTAAATTTCGTTCACACCCTTGTTCTCAAGGCAATTATTCATGGCTAGAATATGATAATTTATTTGATTGTATATATAGCGAATCAAATAATTTTGATGATCCAAATAAAGGTTTAATAAAATTTTCATTACAAAATATAGAGAATAAATAAAATTTTATTTAATAATATTAAAAATCTTCACCAAATTCAAAAGCATTTTCTAAATTTGTTTTATTTGATAAAGCATACGAATCATTTCTTTTCTCAAAAAAATTAGTTTTTGATTCAAGTGAAATTAATTCCATGAACTGGAACGGATTTGTCACATTATAAATTTTTTTATAACCTAATTGAACGCATAATCGGTCAGCCACAAATTGAATATATTGGGTCATTAATTCGGAATTAATACCAATTAATCTACATGGTAATGCATGACAAATGAATTCAGTTTCAATATCAACTGCTTCTTTAATAATCTCATGAATCCGATTTTTGTCCATTTTTTTCAACAATTTAGAATAAAGTAGGATAGCAAATTCGCAGTGAAGAGCTTCATCACGTGAAATCAATTCGTTGCTAAAAGTAAGTCCGGGTAATAGTCCGCGTTTTTTAAGCCAAAATATGCTGCAAAATGCGCCACTAAAAAAGATGCCCTCTACACATGCGAAGGCAACTAATCTGGTAGCAAAACTACTTCGATTATCATTCATCCATTTTTGTGCCCAATCTGATTTCTTTTTGATACATGGAAAATTTTCTATAGCATGAAATAATTTTTCTTTTTCCAAACTATCTTTAATATAGGTTTCAATCAATAAACTATAAGTGTGACTATGTATATTCTCCATTGCAATTTGAAAACCATAAAATGCTCTGGCTTCTGAAACTTGTACTTCATTCATAAAACGAGATGCCAAATTTTCCAAAACAATCCCATCGCTTGCCGCAAAAAATGCCAAAATCATAGAAATAAATTGTTTTTCTTCTTTTTGCAAACCTTCCCAATGTATTAAATCTTTTGTCAAATCAATTTCTTCTGGACGCCAAAAACAATCTACTTGTTTTTTATACATTTGCCATATATCATCATGTGCAATTGGAAACATAACAAAACGATTATCATCTGGAACAAGTAAAGGTTCTTTTTCTTTGGACATCCTAAATAATATTAAGTGAAGATTTTAAATTTGTTTTATTAAATAATAATTAATAAAATAAAAATAATATAGTAATTTAGAAATGAATTTAATAGATTATGATGCAGAAATGGTGATTCAAATAGAAAATCCATTAAGAAGGAAAGATCATCAATTTTTGTATATGCAACAATTGATTGAACAAAAAAGAAATATGTTATTAGAAAAGCAGAGAAAATTGCAAAAAGCAGCAAAACAAAATGAATATTTGCAACTAGTAAAAAATGATTATGCAAAATATTATAATTATATTGCTGAACAGAAACGCGAACAAATTCAAGCTTTTGAAATTTTAAACAAATATATAGATGATTTAAATTCTACAAACAAATTGAGTAAATATAATATAGAAGATGCAAAAGTTGAGCAAAAAAAAATCATGAGTGAAATTGATTATATAAAAAAATGTTTAGATGAAATTATGGGTAATAAAACTAGACATGTTTAGATAAAACTTTAAAAACTTATTAAATTAAATATCGTATTATATATATAAGATAAAATATGGCAGGATTAAATCAAAATACACCCTTTAATGAAATAATTCAGAAACTTCATGATGAAGTTAGTCGATCAAATAATTTAAAAACTGGAATTGATAAATTATCACTAGGTTTAGATGATATAAATAGAAGATTACAAACTATTCGTGAAAGAATTAGCGATATTTTAGATGCTATAAAAAATAGAGAAACCACTTTTCAAAATAATGATGCAGAAATACAAAAATTAAGACAAGAAAAAGATGACGCAAACAGCGAATTACAAGATATTAGAAATCAAATGAATCAAATGCATTCAACAATCGATAATAATTTAAATAGAATTGGAGAATTAGAAGAACAACTCCAAAAATCTGTTCGGGAAGAAGCATCATTGAGAGAACAATTAGCGAGAGCACCTACACCAGAAGCTGTAGCAGCTATACAACAACAATTAGAACAAGTTATGGCTACAAATGAAGATAATATTGAACAATTAGGAAAAGAAATAGATGGATTAAATAAAACAAATGGAGAATTACAAAACACTATAAACGAATTATCTAATCGTCGTCAAGATGCTGAAGAAAAAGTTCAAGGCTCATCCGATCAAATACAACAATTAACTCAAGAAAATGATCAACTTAAACAACAAATTACTGCTGCAAAAAGTGAAATGATAGCAGCAATAGGCATATTAGAAAGTATAACATCTGAAAATAAAACAGAACTTACTTCTAAACTTAAACAAACAACTCAACATATTCAAGAGATTGAGAGAATACTTGGAGAACAGGATCAAGGGAATCAAAATAATAAAGGACAAATCAAAAGTATGCTTAATAATTTTTTTGGTAGTCGTTCTCCTCCTCCTATTGATAAAAAAACAAAATTTGAATATAATGGCAATCAAAATGTAGAATTACAAAATATAATAAATGATATTAATAGTTCTGCAAAACAAAATCCGCCTCCTGCATGGGCTGGTGAAAATGGATTAATAGCTAATCGTTATTTAAATATACTAAAAACAAGTACTAATAAAGATGATATTCAAAAAGCAATTAATAATATAGAGAATTTAAGAGGTATAGGATATGGTGGTAAAACTAAAAAACATAGAAAAACTAAAAAACATAGAAAAACTAAAAAACATAGAAAAACTAAAAGAGGCAGAAGAACAAAAAAAAGAAGACAAAAGAGATATAAAGGGGGATTTCAATATGATGATAATGCCAGAAGAAAAAGACTTACAACTACAACAGGAACAAAACGTAGAACAAAATCAAGACGTACTACAACTTCAAGAAGAACAACTAGTAGTTTTTAAATAATTTAACATACCTTTTATACTAGGTAAAGTATAACATGTATAAGGCCAATGACCAGTAAGTTCACGATTATGTAAAGAGAATAAATTACTTCTTTTTTGTATAATTTCTGTTCTTTTTTTGTAAATAGTTTTCCAAGTTCGTTGTATAATTTTAATCCAAGATGTTTTAATAATAGCGACACGATGACCAGAATCTAAATCTATACATTCTACAATTTGAGGTCTTAAAAATATTTTACGATAATTAGGAGATATTTCATGTTGAATATTAAGATCAATATATTTATGAAAATTTAAATAAGCATCATTACGAATATATTCAATGTTTAAAATTTTATATCTAGATATTATGATAAAATGATTAACTACTTCAGTATAATCTTCACCATGAATTTTATCATTAAACAGCTCACACAAAGCTATATTGAATCGAGTAAAACTTATTTCTTCTGAATCAAAATCAATATTTGAAATATCTTCTTCATTATCAGTGTCATAATTATGTTCCATTTTATATTTTAGTAAAATAAATTTTATATTGTTTCATTTTTTTTTAAATATAATATATATAAATGAAAGTAAAAATGAATATGTCAAATTTTTTTACAAATAAATTTGTTCTGTATAGTGTTTCTTTTATTTCTTTATTAAATGTTATTGGTTATATGATTATAGGTAAACTTGATATTGTAATTTATTATATTATGTTAGCTGTTTTAGTAAGATACTTTAGTAAAAATATGATTATTGTATTTGGAATTCCATTAATTATAATTAATTTAATAGCTAATTTAAAAGGAAATGTTTACACTGAAGGTTTGGAAAATCAAAATAAAGAAGATAAAGAAGATAAAGAAGATAAGAAAACAAATTCAACAACTACAAATTCTTCAGGTCAAACAATAGAACCTAAAAAGAAAAGTGAGCATTTTGAAGTAGGTCGTCCAAAAGGTGGTAATCATAAAATTGATTATGCTTCTACTATAGAAGATGCATATGAAAATTTAAATAGTATTTTAGGAAAAGATGGTATTCAGAGTTTAACTGATGATACTCAACGATTACTTCAACAACAAACACAATTAGCTGGTTCTTTAAAAGACTTTGGCCCAATGGTAGAAAAAATGATACCAATGGCAAAAAGTTTGCAAGATATGATGACAAAAATGGATTCAGGTAGTCAAAAAAAAATAATGGATAATGTTAGTGGTTTATTAAATGGCATGAATAAAAACAAATAATTTAATTTTAAATTAACTAACAATTGTATTTGCTTTTATATCTGAATTAGCTGCTATAGGAGATTCTATATCTGTTTTTGGTTGTGTATTTGTTTCTGTATTTGGCTCTGTATTTGTATTTGGCTCTGTATTTGTATTTGGCTCTGTATTTGTTTCTGTATTTGGCTCTGTATTTGGCTCTGTATTTGGCTCTGTAGTTATTGATGCTAGTGATGATGTTGCAGATGTTAATGGAGAGGATACTTCTTGTGTATTATTTATTTTTTGTATATTATCTGATAGTTTTAAACTAGCTTTTTTTACTGCATCAATTGGATCTTGTAAATTATCTTGATTCTTTTTAAAATAATATTTATAAATATATTTAGCAATTTTATCCATTGCTGCTACTGCATCTCTTTGTTGTTGTTCATCTTCTGTTAAATTAGATTCTGATTCTGGGAATATTCTTGATAATATTCTTTTTGATAGTGAAGAAGATTTTGGTATTTCAGTTGTATTTGTTTTTTTTTGTAATTGCATTTTTCCTGAAACATCTTCTATAATTTGTGACGGCATTTGTCCTGAATAACTACTCCCATATGAACTCCCATATGATGATCCTAGTCCTAATCCTAATGAACTATTATTTGATACATTATTATTTCCTGAAAAGTTAGATCCTACATTAGTACTAGCAGAAGAAGGAGTTTTATTACTAGAAGATGAGAACCATGAACTCCATGATTTACTTTGCTTTTTTTCTTCAATAGGAGCAATTGTAATTACTCCAGTAGTTTTATCTACATCATAAACTTCAGGTGGTATTCCTTTTCCAAATATATTAATCATTTCTTTATTTGTATTAGCTCCATCGTAAGGCTTATGTGTAAGTAGAGACAATTTCCCTGATTGTAAATTTATTTCATAATATTCAGGAGGGGTTCCTTTGTTAAAAATAGTTATATATTCAGTTTGAGGTATATTTTCATTTTCATTATCAATAACTCCTCCTATTTTAATATTTTTCAATGATTTTCTAGCCAAATTAACTTTTTTATATTTTCTAAATGTTTGACTTTTTTTTGTTATCTTTTTTTGTTTTATTTTTTTTAAACTTTGTTTTTTTTTATTATATAATTTAGATATTTTTCCTTTAGTTAATTTCATTCTATATAAATAAATTAATATTTTTATTTATATAGTTATATTAATGAGTCCACTTAATATTTCACGTAAATATATTAGAGGAAAATGTGATT